TCAGAATTGCTTGCGACGTAGAATCTTGAGATAGTTCTTGCGGAAGTCTCTCCGGTTCTTGAATATTTTCCGATCAGTAGCAGTTTCCGTGCCTTTATCGAACTTCAACGCAGTCAGTTCGACAGTACACATCAGATCTGCCGCCTGTTCAAGACGATAGTCCTTTGGCTGTGCATCACGGTATACAACGGCCTCCTTAGACAGCGCATAGCTGATAGAAGTCTTCAATGCATTTGCAACAATCTGCTGACCATTGTCGTAATACACTTTGATTATCTCATACGACTGGAATTCGTCCAGATGCGACAGGAAGAAGTCGGCTAAGTCACGTTTGAGCTGAGCCTCAAATCGGATTTTGTTGCCATCAAACATGGTCTTGAGATGCGCGAATGTCACATATCGGAACGAAAGGTTACGAGCGAGCGTGAAGAACGCGAAGAACAACCGCTTACGGTCCGCGAATGAAATGTCTTCGTAACCGTCATGCCCATTAAACAATGGACCAGCATGGAATGGAATATCAGGCAAGCCGGAATCAGCCAGATGGCGTTCATACTTATCAATATGTTCCGCTACAGAATCGGACTGGACGTGAAGCACCAATGTGATGAGATAGCATTCGGACAGCTTACCCCACTCGCCAGATTCGTCCACGAAGATGCTCAATTCGCTCAAATGGGCTCCTGACAACATTGGAGGAAAAGGAATGCCGGGGGAATACCCCCGGCGACTTGGAGCCTCGCCCTTGCGGGCCAAAGCACTGTTTATTATGCCAAAATACGTGACGACTCGCAACATCCTCATGAATGTTGTTACTGAATTTGATAGAAATAGCAGATGCAGATTCAAACCTAGTCGTTGTAGAGCATTATTGTATAAAGATGTCGCTCATACGCTATCAAGAGAATCCGGAACCTTTTTGAATTCATATGCTCGACACGCAATGTATCCAGCGTCGTTTATAATAATTCCTTGTGCCTTAATGGCGTATCGGGCTATAGCGCAGTTTGGTAGCGCGCCTGCTTTGGGAGCAGGATGTTCCCAAAGCGTTGCGCTTGCGACACCCGATAAGCCATACTCCTGCTTGGGTTTTAGGACTTCAACTAAAACTGAAAAATGACCGCCAGTAACACTCAGTAACAATGACCGCAGACCTCCGATTTTCTCGGCCTATCTGAGTGTCAAAAATGAGTCATCTGGAGGCACAGACCGTCTTGAGGTATGTGTAGACTAAAAAAGTTATGCCAAGTGACATAATTACCGGGCCGTAGCGCAGTTTGGTAGCGCGCTTGCTTTGGGAGCAAGATGTCGCGGGTTCAAATCCCGCCGGCCCGACCACAAAAGCCCTACTCCCGCTTGGGAATTAAGGCTTTTTCTTTTGCTTGAAAGGCCGTTTCGGAGGCTGAAAAAGTTTTACTGAGTCTACCGACGCAAATCTTTCCACCTTATACTTGTTAAACAAGTGATTCATGCGCTTTCGACGTCGAAGCGTAAGGATTTAAGGAGTCGATATGGAAGACGAGCCGCTGTACCGCCTGATAATGCCTGACGGGATGCATTTGGCCAATCCTCAAGACGATCCCAGCGTCTATCTGGGAGCCTTCTTCGATGATGAAAACCATTTGAAAGGACAAGCACGTTGGGAACCCGTCTTCGACAATACCGACGACGGAGACGGCGCAGAAATCGGCAACGATGACGGAGACACACCTGCAGCGGCTATGGCTGCCGCCGCAATTGCGATTGCCGCAATAGTCGGAACCGCATACTATCTAGCGAACAATGAGACATTCAGAAGCTGGTGGGATAAAACCGTCGTTCATTGGTGGGAGGATTCAGTTAAACCTACGATGGGTAAACTTTGGAACAAAGTGACTCGTCGTTCAAAAAAGAATGATGTCGAAACGCCTCAGCCGATTGCATTACTGACTTCCGCTCCTGAAACGACAAACGCATTCTCCAAGGAAGTCGATGACGCGATTGAAGCATGCCAGTTGCACATGGACAGCGAGGAGGCACAAAATCGTTTGCTTATCATCATGTACAAGGCAATGGATCTCGCAAAGGATATTCGTGAACTTTCCTCGGCCAACATTCAAGAATCCGCTTTCGATGAAAAGACGAAACTGGAGTTGCGTCAGACCATGGAAAAGCTGACAACGCAGAACGTGACAGATCTTATCAACAAGGCCTTGGAACGGAACATTCCGCTTCTTGAGAAGCAGGAGAAATTCGACGCTTGGTCTGCGCTTTTAGGGAAGATGACCAGTGATGGCAAATTTGTGCCCCTACGCAGCGATGCCTTACGAACGGCATTGAGTCTAGAACCCTACCGAGCAATGCTGGAAGCCCCGTCACATAAAGGCGAATAAGTAAATGCGGTGAGTGATACTGCGCAAGCAACATTACTCACCGCATGCCTATGCCCGTCGCCTATCAAGCAACGGCACTAGTTCACTTAAGCCGAGTTTCCCATCATTGCCATAATGCAATTGCCCTCTTTTCACCCATGAGCGGATAGTGTTGGCCGGCAGACGGATCCCCGCTTTCGCGCATTCAGCACTCAGTTGCTTGGCTGTACCTCGTACTTCGCTGACGACCAGTTTGGCAAGCAGACGGTCGGCGACGGCACGACGGTTCACCTTGTTGCCGCATCCAGCGCATTCGCCGTACTGTTCGTCGGGATCGCCCCACACCACGCTTCCACAACTGGGGCAAGCGCCGAACGCTATACGCGGCTTGGCGGGGTTGACCGCCGTGTGGATCCGTCGGGCAAGATTGGTGATGTCCTGATACCAGGCGAGCACGTCCCCGCTCGACAGCAAGGGAACTGGATCCATGATCGCGGCGTTCGCCAGCGTCTTCACAGTGGCGCGCGGGTCCACGGCCTTCGCGTAGTCGAAACGCAAACCCAGTTGTCGCAGTAGCTGTTCCGTCTCGCAGTACAGTTCCCACATGCCGTCACGCAACGGCGACGGTGCCTGCGCCGGCGTGGAATGCCTGTTGCCCTGTATGCTGACGCTGGCCCGTTTGGTGGCGACCAACAGCAGCGGCATGGCATCCTCACCTATCATGGCGAGGGCTTCCATGAGCCGTCGCTCGCACTCCTTGCACAGCAGCCTTCCAGCAACAGTGCTGGCTCCGTCATTGTTCACGCATGGCCCTGTCATCGTCATTCCCTCCGTTCAAGTGTTGTCTTAGGTCTTGCAGGCTGTCGGTGTCATATCCGCACGAGCACCACCAGCGCAGTCCGTGGCCGGTAGATTCGGTGATGACCAGATGCGGTTCACTCGTGGTTGTCATCGTCGTGTCTTTCGTTCATGGCGCGGATGTGTTCCTGCATGGCGGTGAGCGACGGGTAGTTGCGGCCGCACGAGCAGACGTAGATCCGCCCGTGCTTCGCGGTGTCCACGAGCCTGTGCCTGATGGTGGGTGTGGGGTCGTCAAGGAATGCCAGTGGGTTGCTCATGATGGTTTCTCCGATCTTGTGTTCCAGATGGTTGGCGAACCGGTTGGGGTCGCGTGTGGCGTATCCGCATTGGCAGACGCGCATGTATCCGGCGGCGGTGCCGAACCCGACCGTGAGGGCCGGTGTGCGCAGCGTGGCCAGTACCGCCGGCACGAGTCCGGCGAGCCGATGCGCGTGGATTCTGGGTGGTTGCGGTTGGTGTGTGATGGTCATAGTTGCCTCCTCCAGGCTGTCTCGAAAGCGCTTATTTCCCTGTCGCTGAGTTGCGGTCCGTTCCATTTGGCCGCTGCCGTGCGTTTTGGTGGTTTGAACGGCTTCGTGCTGATCGGCGTGCGGAAGCATTCGTGGGCGGCGAGGTACATGCCGTCCGGTTTGACGCCCCGCGCGCCGCATGGGGTGCGCAGTCCGATCAGCATGGTGCCCGCGATGGGCTGGATCCGTGTGAACCTGCGGCCCAGGATGATGGCCGTGACCAGATCCGTTGCATCCAGCACGCCGGGGTCGTAGACCTCTTCGACGGGCCCGCCGGTGTCCACCGCCACCCATTCGCGGCATGCGCCGCAGCGTCGTGCGGTCAGGTGCGCGGGGTTCACGCCCGGCGGGCACAGGAGCCTGAGCCACGGTGGTTTCCTTCTCGGCATTTCAGTCGCCTCCCAGTTGGCGGCGGATGGACTGCCAGATCGTCTCCAGCTCCGCGTCGTCCAGGCCGCTGGCATGCCCGCGCTCGAACAAATCGCGTCGGATCGTCTCCGCGTTGTCGGGATGGTTCAGCAGCCTTCCGTAGGCCCACGCGTGGAGGTCGTTGTTCCGGCTTCCAGCCGGTATGGGCGTCATGTCGGGTTTTCCGTTCGATGTGGTTCCGACCGTGATGGGCTGGCGCATCAGTTCGCTCAATGACGGGATCCGCGCCGCGCGCTCCGGATTGGGCGTGGAAGCTTGGCCGTCAGGTTCGGTCACGTAGCCGTGGTCGATCAGCCATCGCACCATCTTGGGCGGCATCATCGGCGGCTGGCCATCCGGTAGGTCAAGCAGCAGGTAGTCGCCGCCCGGTATCCGGCTGCCCGCGCCGACCACGTAGCCCTTGCCCTCGCAGCGGATATCGACCGGCATGCCCTTCTCATGGACGGCGTTCTTCAGCCGGCCCTGCAGTTCGGGCGGAATCAGGTAGTAGGCGTGCGCGGAAGGCAAGCCGTTCCTGCGGCCGGTGGGTGTGCCCACGAGATGGCACAGGCTTGTTTTCGTCTTCCTGCAGGGCTTCGGTCATGTCCTTGGCTGCGCTGTCGCGGTACACGCTGAACACACGCTCGTTCCTGACCACCAGCACGCGCACGACCTCGCCGTTGATGCGCTTGGGTTTCGATTTCAAGCCCAGTTTCGTGACGGTGTTGCGGTGCGCCATGTCGGTCTCGCGGTTCGGGTTGTCGCGGCTGACGGCGTACCCGTTCGCCACGATGCAGTCCACGATCCACTGCTGCGCCTCGGTCAAGTCATCGGCGGATCCGATGGACACATCGTTCCAGGGCTTGTCGCCCCGATACTCCTACAGGCGGCATGAGGCCATCAGGAACGGTGCTATGCCATGCTCGTCGCGGAATTTCAATAGGTCGGCGAATTCCTCCTCGGCGCGGCCGTCCCTCATGCGCACGAACACGCGGCGGCGTTCCAATGCCTCGGTCATGCTCATGATGACCGGATTGTTCGACGCGATGATGAACGTGGCCTTGTTCTTGAAGCTGACCGCGTTCTCCTGCACACGGCGGGCGACCAACGTGTCGCCGGTGCCTATCTTCTTCAGCAGGGTGGCCTGTTCCAGGGTGATGGTGTCGGCGTCCTCGTCGTAGGCCCACAGCGCTCCGATCAGCTTCAGTGTCTCCTGATCGGTGGCGAAGCCGCCGTTGCCGTTGCGTCCTCCCAGCAGGGTCTTCGACGTGACCGCCGCCGACAGTTCGGGAAGGCTGCGATGCAGCGTGTCCAGCAGGATGCCCTTGCCGTTGCCGCCGCCACCGTACAGCACGTAGAACAGGTGCTTGTACGGTTCCAGCAGCGGGGTGACGAACATGCGTCCCAGATTCTCGGCGCTGTGGTCGTCGGCGGTGACGAAATGCAGGAATCTGCCCACCTGCGCCACCAGTTCGTCGGAATAGTCCACGTCCATGAACACCTCGAAGGGGTTGACGAACAGCGGATCCGTGGGCGGCAAGCGCTTCACGTGCCCGTCGATGCGGTAGAACGCCATGTTGCGGAACTTCACGCCATGAAGGACCCGTTGGGGCAGCTTCGAGCATTCGACGCGCATCTGCGTGTTCCACGGCAGATACACCTGCGAGCGCCCGGTCACGTGATATTCGTTTTCTAGGGATCCGATGGCGTGCCATGAGTCCAGCAGTTTGTTGTCGCCGCTGTGGTCCACGTCGCGCACGTACAGGGTCTGGTTGTCTTCGCCGAGCAGCATGGATCCGTGGCGGAAGTCCCACAGGGCCTTCGCGTAGCCGTCGTCGAAGTATGGCCTGCCGTGGTTCATCTCGTTGCGGGGCACTTGGATGCTTTGGCCAAGACGGTCGTAGAACGCATGCTTCCAAGGATTCGACGACACGTGCATGCCCATGAGCACGTTCTGCACGTTGCTCGGCCCATCGGGGATGATCGAGCATGTGTGCTTGGACGGTGCTTCCATATTCCTTGTCGCCTCTTCCTGTTCGCTGGCATTTGGTTGTCGTTGTGCCCGCCGCGTCTGTCGCATTCGCGGTTGACCGCTTGGCTACGGTTCGGGCCGGTGGTTAGAATTCGGGTTCGTCATTGAGGATGCCGGCGACGGTCTGTTCGTCGATGCCTAGGAATCCCGCGATTTCCTTGGCGGATCGCCCTGTGGCGGCGAGCTGTTTGATCTGCTGCGCGTTCACCTGCGGCTGCTGGAACGTGGGCTGCTGCATGGCCGGTGCCGGCTGTTGCGGCTGAGCCTGGGGCTGGGGTTCGGCCGCGTTCATGGCCTGGGCGACCTGATTCTGGTTGGGCACGATTTCGTAGCTGTACAGCTTCGGCGGGTTCCATCCGCGTTTCTTGGCTTCGCTGTTGGCGGTGTAGGTGGCGGTGAACCCGTCGCCGACGTGCGGGAAGTCGCGGCCCACCATGCGGGATGCCTGGCGGAGCGTGGCGAGGTTCTTGCCCTTCACGTACACGGCGCGAACGCCGTCGTCGCCGGGGATGGTGGCGTCGCGCAGCGTGGTGGCGATGTGGATGACGACCTGCATCATGGGCTGACCGTTGTCGAAGTACTTCGGTTCCTGCGTGTCCATGTCGCGCTGCTGCTGCGCTTCGATGCTTTCGACGATGCCGGTCACGCTCGTGCCGATGGGATCCTCCCTTTGGAAGAACGACGGCGTGCCGCCGGCCATCACCTGCGCCAGTGTCGGCAGCGTCGTGGTGGTCGGGTTGTAGTTGCCTTGCGGCTGATTTGCCTGTGCGAACATTGTTGACTCCTATACGTTGATTGGTTGACTGTTGAATTGCTGATTTTGTGGGCCGCCGCAAAGCGGTGAATGGCTATCGCATGTCGGCCACCTCCCGCATCGTCGGCTCCAGCAGGGGTATCAGCCGCTTCCACCGCTCCGGCACCTCCGCCGAAGGCTGTGGCGCGAGTTCGGGGATGCCGTTCGCCGCGTCGTCGGGCCATGAACCGCAGTCGAAGCAGTGCGTGGCGGAGACCGGTAGCAGGTGGATCCACGCGTCGCGCACGTCCGGCCCATCCTGTTGCTCAATCAGATCCATGAACGTGACCAGCATCTGCGCCCTCGCCATCGCCCACAGTCCGGGCTTGTCGCTGAACCGCAGCTCGACCGGCAACGCATCGTTGAGGCTGATGCCGTTGCGGGGAAGGAAGAAGATGCAGTTGCGCTCCACCTTCTCGCCGGCGTTCATCAGGCCGATGCCGTACAGGGAAGCCTGAACCATATAGGTCTGCGAGGGGCCGTGCGCCTTCACGCCCTTCAATGTGGTCGCGCCGACGACCTTCCAGTCCACGGTGCTGGCGGATGCCCTGTCGTACAGGTCGATGGATCCCTTCACCGGGTAGCCCCCGGCAAGACCGTGGAGCTCCCTGACCGTGACCCGCATCTCCGTCTCATACGGCCTGTGCCTCACGTCCGGGTCGAAGCCCTGCGGGTTCAATCCGGCGAACATGCGCTCGAAGTGCTCGTGGACGCAGGTGCCGATGAACGGCAGCCATGCGGTGCCGCGTTTGCGCGGCCAGCCCGCCAGCTTCGCCGCCAGACAATGCAGACAGTCGGTGCCCAGTTCGCTGGGGCCGATGGCCTTCTGCCGTTCGCGCGGCGCGTTGCGGATATTCCCCTCGATCAGTTCGCGGATCTGCGGCCAGAGCGTCGCATCGATGCGCAACAGCTCGTATGCCGTCGCCGTTTCGACCTTGCTTCCGCCGTCTGTCTCGGAATTGGGTTCCTCGCCTCCCAGCACGGCGAGCACGTCTGCGGAGCTCATTTGACCACCACGGAACTCTTGTCACGCTTCATCAGCGGCTCCAATGCCATTTCGCCCAACGCCCTGCGTGCGGCCGGAACATCCGGCGACACCTTGTACAGCGACGGGTTCTCAGCGGCTGGATACGCCTGCATGAAGCGCTTGGAATCCAGCCGCTGGTTGCCGAGCTTGACCTGCACTTTCAGGTCGCCAGCCTCGTATGAGCCGACCGGCCACAAGCCGAGGATCTGGGATTTCAGCGAGTCGATCTCGTCCTGAGCCTGTTTGATGCTGACCTGCAGCTCGGCGATGCGTGCCGCCTGTTTCGCCAGCAGGTCACGCTTCTGATCGCTCAGCGACGGCATCGCGCCGTCGATGGTGGGTTGCACCAGTGTTGCGGTCATTGTTGTTTTCCTCCATCCACCCGTATCGGGATGACCCCGACCGAATGGCCGGGCTTGGTTTTCATGTGTGCTCTTGCCGTCTCGTATGCCGTGTCCACGTCGGTCGGGGCACGGAGGGATCCGCAGGTGCGGCAGCGTGGCAAATACCGTTTCATCGCGCGTCACCTCCCAGGGGAAGGCCGTCGTTGAGCATCAGTGCGAACGATTCCAGCGTCATCATCACCAGTTGCCGGCCTTGACCTTCACGGGTTTCGATGCCGATGCGGGGCCGCTTCTGCACGACCACGCCGATCAGCGCGTCATCGTTGCCCCGCTCCGTCTCCGCTTCGCGCAGATGTTGCGACACGTTCATCGCCGCAGTGTTCTTGCATTCGATGACGACGCGGTGCCCCTGGTACCTCACGCCGGCGATGTCGCCGCGATCCTTGGCACCCGCCAGATGGCGGTGTTCGATCCTGTCGTCGTTCAATGCCCATCGCAGGTAGTCAACGGTGCGGGATTCCATCGCCGCACCCGCCTGTTTCGCCGTCTTCAGGCTTCTGCCCATCCGATGCCTCCGTTCTGCAACGTTGCTGGTATTCCTTCATCTGACGGAGTCGTTTCTCTCGGTTCCGGTAGTAGTGTTCGCGCGCCCAGGCGCGGTCCTTCTCCCGCTCCCACGGATCCTCGCGCCGCTTGCGCTGCCATTCGCGCTTCCGCCTGCGGCGTTCCTCGTCATCCATCGGCCTTGCTCCCCGGCGGTAGCGCCGCCGCTTCGGCTTGGCCGGCACGCCGCCCGCACGGCACGTCTCGATGAATGCGAGATCCCCTTGGTCGAAGATGACGGTCATTCGTCCGTCACATCCCCGGCGCACTGGTAGACATGCGTGCGGAAGTAATCGAGGATCGTTTCCTTCGGATAGAGCACGGTGCGCCCGACCTTCACGAACTTCGGGCCGATGCCCATAGAACGCCAGTAGCCCAGCGTGCCCTCGGAGATGCCCGTGGCGGCGATGTCCTTCGTGGTATTCATCGGTTTCAGCGACCGCTCCAGAGCTGAGAACGGATCGCCGACCTTCGTCTTATAGCCCTGCATGGCATGCCCCCTCGCTACGCATCCGCATCGGATCGGGCGATGGGGCCCGCTGCGATTCGACGATGGCCTCGTCCAAATTCGCCGCCGGATCCATGCCGACCGAATGGCACAGGATCATGTAGTCGTCGATCCGCATATCGGTGGATTTCAGACGGCGTGAGACGGTTTCCCGGCATACGCCCGTCCGTTGGGCGACATGCTCGATGGTCAGTCCCTCAAGAATGGTGTGGATGCGTATTCGGCGGATGGCTGCTGCGCCAACCCCGCCATCGGTTTGGTCATTTGCATTTGTCATTTGACTCACAGCTATAGTTTTGCACATGACTTTGGCATTTGCCAAACTCTAAGGCTTTCTTCACGAGTCATACACATTGTGTGAATGACAAACTAATTACGCATATGCGGCATGTCGCGTGTGGAATGGTGCCACAATGGAAGGCATGAAAGCATACGACTCCTCATATGACATGGCCTCCCGCGTCGTGGTCGGGTATATGCTCGAACACGCCTCGAAATCGCTGCTTGAGATCGACCGTGAAACCAACGGCCGCGTCAAGTACAGCCGCATGCGGGACATCGTGAACGCCGAACGCGGCGCGGTCCGCATCAGCGAACTCATCATCCTTTCCAAGGCATGCGGCACGGATCCCGTCATCGCATTGCGTGAGATAGAGGCGCTGTCCCAGTACGTCGAACAGAATCCCGGCATGGACATCAACGCCATCCGCGACGAGTACAAGAGCCAGGCGCACAACGACTTCGGCTATGCGAACGTGGAGCTCACCACGCCCGAATATACGAAGGCGCAAAGCGAGCTCCGGCTCCGCATGCTCGACGCGCTGCGCACCGAGGACATGCCCGCCGAATATGAAAGCGTGCTGGAGAAGGTGTCCAAGGACCTCATGGCCCATGGGCCGCAAGGCCCCAAGGGCGAAGTCACCCACGGCACCTTCCAGCGAGACGGCAAGACCTACGACTTCACCCTGTACGCCACCGAGCGCAAGCCCGAAACGGCAGCTCCGGCCACGGCACCTACCGCCGCTCCCGCATCGAACCCGTTCCTCAGCGCCGCGACGCAGCTCTCCAAGGTCACCGGGCACACGATGCAGGACAACTACGACACCGCCGCATACACCGACCACAACAAGCAACAGGAAATGAACACTCCGATCGACTGACAACCAGCATGCAGTGAGAGGGGAACCGGTTGAACAGTTATCACGACCTGCTCTGCATCGCCCATTCCATGGGCCTGCAGGTAGTCGAAGCCATCATCAACGACGACAGACTAGGAAGCTACCAACACAACCGGCGCAGGATCACCCTCGACGAGCGTCTGAACAACAACCAGAAGCGGGTGACCCTGCAGCACGAGATAATCCACGCTGAGCACTGGCGCGACGGCATCGCCCAACTCATGGGCCACGATGTCGAAGAGCAGAAGACCTGGCGCGAAACCGCCCTCCGCCTTATCGACCCGCAGGAATACGCGAACGCCGAGGAAACCTACGACGCCTGCCCCTACAAGATCGCAGACGAACTCGGCGTCACCGTGAACCTCGTCAGGGACTACCGCAAAATCCTCGAAGGCATGGCCGAACCATACAAAATAATCCAACGATAGAAAGGAGCGACCGTCATGGCACGAGTGAGCATCGACGACCTATGGCTCAAAGACGACGCCGACGGCAACCCTCCTACCGCCACGGTCAAACGTAGCCTCGCCAACGCACGCGACCCGATGAAGGCGAAAGTCCCGGAGAAATGGCGCACGCCCCGCTACGGCATCGGCAAGCGCTGGCGCTGCCGCTGGTTCGTCATCAAACCAGACGGCAGCAAACAGGCCAAGACCAAGGTGTTCGACAAACTCTACGACGCCGAGGAATTCCAAGCCGCACTCGAAGACGACATCCGGCGCGGCCGCTACGTGGATCCCAACGCCGACCAGCGACTCTTCCAGGATGTCGCCGACCAGTGGATCGAGACCAAGCTCGACGTCAAGCCCGCCACCCTAGGCCGCTACCAGCGCGAGCTGCGCGTGTACATCAACCCCACATGGGGCGGCAAGACGCTACGCGAAATCACACCCAATGAACTCCAATCATGGGTGAACAAACTCTCCAAGGGCGGATACAAGGCCGAACTGCCCGGCAAGAGGAAGCCACGGCCCTTGAGCCCCGCAGCATCCGCAACATCGTCAAGGTCGTCATGGCGGCCGTGTTCGAGTACGCCATCACCAACAAGTGGATCCGGGAAAACCCGGCCAAACTGGTCACCACGCCCCGGATCGTGTCCAAGGACGAAGACATGGTGTTCCTCACCGTGCCGGAGGTCGAACTGCTCGCCGACGAAGCGACCGCCAAAGGACGCGACGTTGACGGACTGCTGGTGCGCTTCCTCGCCTACACGGGCGTGCGCATCAACGAAGCCCTCGCCCTGCAGATACAGGATCTCGACTTCAGGAACCGCAAGGCCCGCATCCGCCGCACATGGTCCGATGACGGCGAAGGCAAGATGCAGCTCGGCACGCCCAAAAGCGGTGAGGCAAGAACCATCGCACTCCCGCCGTCGCTCATTCCCCGACTGGAGGAACAAGCCACCGGGCAAAGCAAGAACGAGTTCCTGTTCCGGGCCAAGCGCGGCGGATACATCCACGACCACAGCTGGCGCACCCGCATCTGGTATCCCAGCGTGCGCAACGCCGGCATGGAAGGCGAAGGCGTGAACATCCACAGCCTCCGTCACACCTATGCGTCCATCGCCATCGCCTGCGGCGCGGATGTCAAGACCCTGCAGAAACAGCTTGGCCACGCCACCGCAAGCATCACACTCGACGTGTACGCCGGACTTTGGCCCGAACGGATCAACGAAGTCGCCGACGTCGTGGACCAAATGCGGCTTAAAGCCATCGACACGGACAAGCCGACCGAATTCACCGCCGTGGCGTAAGCCAATCAGAACCCCATATAGTAAGCGCCCTCAAGAATGAACTTGAGGGCGCTTCGCTTTGAGGGCCATCCGCCATACCGCCGGCTCAACCACGGTGGCCGGACTGCCTGAATCTCAATCGCAACCTACGCGCCGCCGGGGAATCCACCTGAGCCGTTACCGGATGTGGCGGAAACGCCAGCGCGCTGACTCCATCTCGGAGTTGATCAATACTTTACAGACCGTGGGCGCAAGCACGCCACACCGTTACCAAGCAGCATCGCGTAACGGTTGCCTGTTACGACGGAACCGTTGGAATACCGCCGATTGATGAAGGCTGTAATACATGTAACCGACGCAACCGATCACATCCACCCTCATTCACCACACGATTCCTATACTTCACCTGTTACACCCGTTACACCTGTTACAGGGAATATATAGGGACGATGAAGCCAACGACAGCAATGATTTCCGACTGTAACAGGCAGATCGAGAATGCTGTTACCTCCGGTAACGGATTCCGTCATATCAAATATCTAGTAGACGCAAGGCCTTGTGGAACTTGCACGGGAAGTGCAACGCAGCGAAAATGATAGTGTTGCCGTTCAATGCAAGGAACACCAAGGCAACCTTCCAAGACTTTCCTCCGCCCGCCGGCTTTACTCCTTTCTCCGGCGGGGCATATTCATACCCACGGGTGCCGTGAAGCCCACCAAGCCTCACGCATAATTGAAGATTCCGCTTGCGATACAGGCATCACGGCACCCGCCAAATACCTAGGCCAACCAGCATGCCTCACGGCAAAAGCTACAGGGATCCACGGCGCATCAACCGTCAGGCCCGCAATCTCGCCAGACAGCGGGTGCTCGCGCAACAAGTGCCCTGTGCCATCTGCGATAGGCCTATAGATGATGCGATTGCATGGCCTGATCCAATGAGCGCCGAAGTGGACGAAATCATTCCAGTGAGTCGCGGCGGAAGCGCGACGGATCTGCGCAACCTTGAGAAGGTGCATCGCTGTTGCAACCAACTCAAAAGCGACAAGAGCCTTGCATGGGCAAGACAGAAAGCCAAAGGCGCTCCGGCACTCAAGCCCACCGCCGTGCCGTTCAAGAGTTCGGATTGGTAACAGGCCTGGGGGACGGTATCCTCCCGGCCCGGCGTTCGGCTACCCCAGAGTATTGGCCAAATCCCTCCCCGTTATTTTTCCAATCAGTTGCATGGATTTGAATGTAGACTTGTATGCGAAAGGAGATGCTGACGATGTGAACCACAAAGTAATCTGAAATGAAGGAGGTCATTATGGCAACCATGATGATCGAACGGTCTTCTGGACTCAAGGATATGCTGCCTCTTCCGAAGAATGCTGACTCAGCGGTACTTCTTGTTTCTCTGGTCAGTTTATTTGCCCTACGTCTTGCAGAAATGGTCATGGATAAAGGCTATGCGCTCGATTTCAAGGCAAATTCCGCTGGGGTGGAAGCACATCTAAAAAAGAACGAAGACGAGTAATTAGCCTTGGCTAAATCCTGAATTTCATGATAACTCCTTTCAAATAGTGGTTATGGTTCTCCGCAAGCCTCAAAGCGATACGAGGGCATTCAGACATCTGAAGCATCGATTTTCCGCCCACCTGATGGTGGGCGTTTTCTTTTCCCGGAGAGACATTATGGCTGAAGCAAATGATTACCTCGTGCTGCTTCAACGAACTCTTCATAGGCTTGAAAAAGCGGTATTCGATGTAGATACGCCGCCGCGCGATTTGGCGTCGTTGACCCGGCGGCTGCTTGAGGTGAGTCGGGAGATTGAGCGCCTTGAATCCGAGAACGGCGGAGCCAATGCGCCGACCGCGACGGAGGTAGAGGATGAGCCGTTCGATCCGAGCGAGGTCTAGCGCCAGACCCGACCGGCGCAAGCTGTCCGATGTGGCGCGGCATGTGGTGCTGCCCAAGGACATTGCGACGACCGGCTGGCCGAAGGTCGAGGCGCAGGCGAGGCTGTGCGGCATCGAGTACGACGGCTGGCAGCGACAGTTGGGCCGTTGCATCCTTGGCAAGACCGCTGACGGCGTGTATGCGGCCGGTATCGGCGGCGTGGTCATCAGCATTTGCCGTCAGGTCGGCAAGACGTTCCTGATCGGCACGATGATCATGATGCTGTGCATTCTGAGCGAATACCCGTTGAAGGTGCTGTGGACGGCGCATAGGACGCGCACGAGTGACGAGACGTTCAAGTTCATGTGCGCCTTGGTGCGGCGCAGGGCGATAAGCCGGTTCGTCGATGGCGAGCCACGAAGGGCGAACGGCCAACAGGAAATCGTGTTCGTCAACGGATCGCGCGTCATGTTCGGTGCCCGAGAGAATGGCTTCGGCCGTGGCTTCGACAGCGTTGACATCGAGGTGTTCGACGAGGCGCAGATCCTGACCGAACGCGCGTTGGACGACATGATCCCAGCGACGAACGCGGCGCGCAACCCGTTGATCGTCTACATGGGCACGCCGCCGAAGCCCTCGGATCCATCCGAGGTGTTCTCCACTCGTCGAAGCGAGGCATTGAAGGGCGACAGCGCCGACATGCTGTACGTGGAGTTCAGCGCCGACAAGGACGCCGACTCCGACGACCGCAGACAGTGGGCCGTGGCGAACCCCTCCTTTCCGCATCGCACCGGCGAGGCGGCCATCCTGCGCATGAAGGAGAACCTGGGCGATGATTCGTTCCGGCGCGAGGGCCTTGGCATATGGGACGAGGCCATCGTCTCCAATGCCATCGATCCGCGATTGTGGGCGGACGGCACCGTGGAGAAGCGTGCCGATGGAGGTGTCGTCTCGTTCGGCATCGACATGTCCCCGGATCGCAGCGCGTTGGCCATCGGTGCGTGCATGAAATACTGGGACGGCACCGCGCACATCGAGCTGGCGGAATACCGGGACACGAAGAAGCATGGCACCGCGTGGGCCGCCGATTGGATCGCCGAGCGCTGGCCGAAGACCGCAGCCGTGGTCATCGACGCGCAGAGCCCCGCCATGGTGCTGCTGCCCGAACTGAAGTCACGCGGCGTGAAGGTCATGGTGAACACCACCAACGGCATGGGTCAGGCATGCGGCCGTGTATTGGACATGCTCACCGCCGGCACATTGAGGCACCTGTCCGATGACGCCCAGCCCCAATTGGCCATGGCGGTGTCGAACGCGACCACGAGACCGATCGGCAAAAGCGGCGCGTTCGGCTGGAACAAGACCGGATCCGACATCGACATCTCCCCATTGGTTGCCTGCACGATGGCGCTACAGGGCGCGTGGATTACACGCCGCAACCCGAACCGGCGGCAGCACGTCATGCACTAGAAGAGAAAGACGAACCTATGACGGACGAGGGCATCTGGAGCGCCGCCGTAAAACGCCCGTTGGACGTGAACAGCCTGGGCGCGGCGAGCATCGACGGCGTTGACGACGCGGACATGCCGATGATCCGAGCACTATGCAAGGTGTGGCGCGACCGATACCCCTACAACCTGATCCGTAGCGGCTACTATTTCGCTCGCTACCGGTTCAAGGACTTCGGCATCAGCATCCCAGACCGGATTCGCGCGAACGTGAGCGCATGCGTCGGATGGCCCGCCAAGGCCGTCAGGGCGCTCGCCGACCTGAGCGTGTTCGACGGATGGGATCTGGGCGGCATCGACTCGTATGGCATCGGCGAGTTGGCCGACGAGAACGCGTTGGAGTTGGCGATACCGCAGACCATCGTTTCCGCGTACATGCACGGATGCGCGTTCCTGACCATCACGAAGGATGCGGAGGGCATCATCGTCACGCCGCGCAGCGCGGAATACAGTGCCGCCATCTGGGACGGCCGGCACAACCGGCTCGCCGCTGTGCTGACCATCAACGACGCGACCAGCAAAGGGCGCATCACCGCGTTCAATGTGTTCCTTCCCAACAAGGTATATACCGTGGTTCGCGGCGACCGTGGCCGTTGGGAGGCCGAGCGGATCATGACGAACTGGCCGGAACCCACGGCCATACCGTTCGTCAACGACCCCCAGCTGTCGCGTCCGCTGGGACGTGCCCGCATCACGAGGCCTTTGATGTCGTTGACCGACATGGGGTTCAGGACGCTGGTGCGCATGGAGGCGAGCGCCGAGTTCTACAGCGTGCCCAAACTATGGTTCCTGGGAGCTCCCGAGGATGCGTTCAATCAGGACACGTGGTCTTCTTTGGTGTCGGCGATCAACGCGATCGATGGGGACATCGACGGGCGGAATCCTGAGTTGCATCAGATCAGCCAGGCTTCCATGCAGCCGCACAGCGACATGTTGAAGACCATTGCGCTGGTGGTGGCGTCGGAGACGAATCTTCCGGCGGACAATCTGGGCATCACGCTCGACAATCCTTCCAGCGCGGAGGCTATGGCGGCGGCGGAGCGCAAGCTCACCCGCGAGGCCGATAGGCAGAATCGTCTGTTCGGCATGCAATTGGAGCGCCTGCTGCGCATGACCGTGTGCCTGCGTGATGGATTGGCCGCGCCGCCCGATGATCTGAAATTGATCAGACCGGTGTGGATGCCGACCCGTGAGATCTCTGATGCGGCGAGGGCCGATGCCTACGTGAAGATCAGCGGCGTGAACGAAATCTATGCGAACAGCACCGTGGGGCTGCGCCGTCTGGGCCTGACCAACGACGAGATCACCTCATTGCAAAACGAAGTCACGCGCAATCAGGCGCGAAGCGTGCTGGACATGCTGACCCAGATTGGAGGCGTTGATGGCGTCGGTGACGCGAACGGACGTGGCCCGACTGGGCAAAGCGCAATCCCAAGCGGTGAGTCTGGCCTGACGGGAGTTGGGACGGCTGTGGATGGAGCTGGAGGGACTGCCGGCGGCCAGGCAGCGTGACATACTGCTCGACCTGCTACCGGCGCTGTGCCGCAAATACGGCGACATCGGTTCCGTCGCGGCCGCGCAATGGTATGACGAACTGTGGCGGCAATGGTTCGGCGATGGTTTCGAGGCGCAGCCGGCCAACGGGTTCGACGACGAGGCGGCGCGTGGCATCATCCGTGCCAACGCGGGACTGTTGTTCGACAAGTCCGATGGCACGCCGTCAGACCCCGATAAGTTCCTCAGGTGGGCGAACAAGTTCCTCGACCGCAAAGTGAAGGAACCCGGAAGGCTGACCATACAGGCCAACGTCCAACGCGATCCGCGCAAACCGGGCTACGCCCGTGTGCCATCCGGCGGGCGCACCTGCCCGTTCTGCCTCATGCTGGCCGGGCGCGGCTACGTCTATGCCAGTGCGGAAACAGCCGGAGCCGACCACGACTTCCACGACGACTGCGATTGCGAGATCATTCCCGAATGGGACAGGGGCTCGAACCATATCGAGGGCTACGACCCGGATCTTTACGAGCGCATGTACCGTCAGGCCCGCGATGCGCTGGAAGGCCGTCATGCGGATCCGCCGCTGCTGGAAGCGGCAAACAACGTATCGCCGTACACGGTGACCATCACGCAGAGGAGCGGCAGACGACGAACCCACACCTACGAGCCGGGAGATCCGAACAACCTCAACAGTCTCGCGGCCATCATGCGCCGCCAGCACCCCGACTTCTTCAGGAAGACGGACGGAAGCATCCACTGATTCTCACCAATAACCATTCCAAGCCCCTGCAATAGGGGCTTTTTCTATGCCCGGACGGGCTGATTGGAGATGAAACCATGTTCAGACCGTGGCAACCACGGTATCCCAACCGCATCCGAACGGTGGACGCGACGCCCACAGAGGGAGGCGGCGAGCAGCCGCCGGATTCCGAAACGAACGAAACCCAGGAACAGGTCGATTGGGAGGCCAAATACCACGAGGCGGTGAAGCACTCCCATGACCTCGAAAGCCAGATGAAAACCAGCGGCGAAACGGTGGACAAGCTCACCGCACGCGCCGAAACCGCCGAGAAGGCGCTCAACGACCTGAAGACCGCGCAACAGCGGCTCGACTGGAAAACCAAGGCGGCGAAGACGACCGGAATCCCCGTCGATCTGATCCGAGGCGACAGCGAAGAGGACATCAACGCGCACGCCGAAGCCCTGAAAACCTACCTGTCCACGGTCTCCAAGCCCACCGCGCCCGCCGTTCCCAATCCATCCGGCACGCCTGGCGCGAAGACCGGCAACGACAACCCGAACATGCTGCTGCTCAAACAGCTGTTCGGCACCAACTGACCCAATCTAAAGGAAGGCAATACCAATATGGCAGTATTGCAAGCCACCCAGGTGACCCTGCCCACCGACGTGTCCCTCGCCGTCGTCGGCAAGGCGCACGACACGAGCACCATCGCCACCCTCAGCCCCGCCGACAAACTCGGCTTCCTCGACGACAAGTACAACGTGTTCAACGGCAAGGCCCGCGCCGAGGTCGTGGCCGAAGGCGCGAAGAAGGGCGGCTACGAACAGCCCATCACCCCCAAGGAAGGCAAGCGCTTCACCGTCCAGTGCACCACCCGCGTCTCCAAGCAGCTCCAGTGGGCCGACGAAGACGACCAGCTACAGATCCTCGACGCGATCCAGGCCGACCAGGCGGCCGCGTTGGGCGAAGCACTGGACTACGTGGTCTACCACGCAGTCAACCCCGCATCCGGCGAAACCCTCGCCGGATACACCGCATTGTCCGGCGAAGCCGCGCAGGTGACCGCCGGAGCCGATGCGCTCGCCAACCTCGACCTGATGACCGACCAGCTGCTGAAGGTCAACATCAACGGCATCGCCCTGTCCCGAGTGTTCGCCAACACGCTGCGCAAGTTGCGCGTCACCGCCAACGGCGCACGCCAGTTCCCGGAGATCCCGCTGAGCCTGAACGCCGGAACCATCGACGGCATCCCCGCGTCCACCTCCACCACCGTCGAAGGCGAATACGCCACCGCCGCCACGAACGTGCTCGCCTTCATGGGCGACTTCACCACAATCCGCTGGCGACTCGTCCGCCCGATCACCGCCGAGGTCATTCCCTACGGCGACCCGGACAACACCGGCATCGATCTGGCCGGATCCAATCAGGTGGCCTACCGTTCCGAGGCCGTGTTCTCCTACGCGATCCTCGACCCGAAGGCCATCGCGGTGCTCAAGACCGCCACGGCAAGCCGCGCCGCGAAGGCCACCAAGTGAGCCCTGAACCCGCCGAACCGTTCGCCACCTACGAAGACGTTGAGAAGCGCTGGCATGTTCTGACGGCGGCGGAACGGGAAACCGCCGCCATCCTGCTGGAAGATGCCACGCAGATCATCGTGGACACCTGCCCCAAATGGGCCGAGGCGTCCGAACGCACGATCAAGGCCATCGTCTGCGCGATGGTGATCCGCAAGATGCTCGTTGACGACGACCATCTCGGCGTGACCAACTCGCAGCAGACGGCCGGCAGCTTCAGCGAGTCGTTCACCTACGGCAACCCGATGGGCGATCTCTACCTGACCCGCGCGGAGAAAGCCCGTCTGGGCGTGGGCGTGCCCCACGCCTTCCACCTCGACATGGCGGAAACCGGAGGCAAGCGATGAAAGGCGAGACCGTCACAGTGATGCGCCGCATCCAGACCGGTCTGGACGAAGGCAACAACCCCGTCTACGAGACGAAGTCGGAACCGGTCGGCAACGTGCTTGTGGGAGCGCCGAACGGCGAGAACCCCGGCGACTCCAACCGGCCGGATGGCATCCGAATCGACGCGAACCTGTATTTCCCGCGTGACTACAAGGGCGATGCGTTGCGAGGACAGGCCATCGTCGTGCGGGGCCATGAATACAAGGTGGTCGGTGACCCGTTCCCCGTGGATGGCGGCATGACTCCGACCGAATGGAACATGACCGTACCAGTGACGAGAAGCGACGGCTGAACATGGCGAGAATCAGAATACAAACCCATCGTAAGGGCATGACTGAAGTGCTGACTTCCTCCGGTGTGCTCAAAGAGATCGACCAACAAGCCAAGCGCGTGGCTTCGACAGCCAACGGCATGCACAACGCCAAAGGCTATGTCGGCGACGCGATCATCGGATCCGGCTCGAAGCCCCGTGCGCACGGCATGGTCAAAACCACCGACCTGCATACCAAGCGGTCGAACGCCAAGCGCAACACGCTGCTGAAGGCGTTGCAGGGCGGCGGCTGATGCTCAACACCGAAACCCAGTTGGCGCAATGGCTGTCCGCCCAATCCGAACTCGACGGAATCCCTGTCGGTCTCGACGTGCCTCCGCAACGCCCCGAACGGTTCGTCACCATCGAACGGGTCGGCGGCGGCGAAACCAAGTTCATCGACACCCCGATGCTCGCCATCCAATGCTGGGCCGGATCCCGCGTCAAGGCGGCGCAACTCGCCGACCTGACCAAGACCGTGCTCGAACGGGCTTGGTAGATGCCGAACGTCGCCCGCGTCGATGTGCAAAGCACCATCAATTTCCCGCTGGACGAATCCACGCCCAGATACCAGATCACCGTCGAACTGACGGTCCACAAATACGACGCCGCCCGATAGGCGGCAAGGAAGGAACACTATGGGCACTCCAGACTCCCAGAACGTATCCGTCGGCAAGCCGCATGGCGAAGGCGGACGATACGCGGGCGGCATGTGGTGGGCAATCTCCGGCCAAGCGACCGTACCTACCGACGCCACCACACCACTTGCGGACACGCTACGCGACGGCGGCTATCTGAGCGAGGATGGCGTCACCAACACCATCGACTCCGATACCAGCGACATCAACGCCTTCGGCGGCGACCGCGTGCTGAGCGTCGTCACCTCCCGCGCGGAAAGCTTCCAGTTCGGCATGATCGAAACCACCGAGGACACGCTGGCACTCGTGTACGGGCCAGACAACGTGACCGTCACAGGCGAGGGCACGGCGAAGACCATCGCGGTCAAGCACAACGGCAAGGACGGCCCTCTGCTGCTACTCGTGTTCGAGTTTGCCATGACGAACAACCGCGTCAAGCGCATCGTCGTGCCACAGGGCAAGATGGGCGAACTCGACGACGTGGAATACACCGACGGCGATCCGATCACCTACACGCCGACCATCAACGCGCTGCCCGATGCGGACGGCAACACCGCCTACGAATACATCGCCCACGTCGCATCCACGACCCCGGCCGCGAAGAGCGTCGCAGCGTTCACCGATGCAACCGTGCCGACGCTTGCCAAGGCGGCGACGAAGACCACCACAAAGCGAACGGCCAAGGCTACCGCCAAAACCGCGAAGCAGTAACCACGATTACCCGCCCATGCCGGAACTTCACCGTGTCCACCGGCATGGGTGACACCCTCCGTTCGGACACGGCTTCCAGCATTCAAAGGACACGAACATGGCAATCATCATCAACGACTACCAGCCGAGCGGAACCGACACCATCGAAGTGCAGTTCCCCGGATCCAAGACCCGCTATCAGGTCAAGTCAAGCGACGGCCTGACCTTGGGCGACCTGCGGCGCATCACCGCCGGCGACATCGAAGCGTTCTACGACTTGTTCCCCGAAGAGGCCCGCAAGGAGCTCGACAAGCTGCATCCGCAGCAGCTGAACGACTTCATCGAAGCGTGGACCAAGAACCCAAAAGACTAGGAGCAGTCCTGTGGCTAATCGACAACCACGGGGATGAACTCGAATACGAACTGATCAAAGCGGGCGTCCGGCTCAGATGGCTGGGATGCCCGCTGCTGTCATGGCATGACATCTACCTGATCGCCGCAAACAGCGAACCGGGCACACCGCTCGCCAAAGCATTGGATAAGCGGATGGCATGGAAGCCCATCGACTTCTGGATGCGCAGCATCGAATACTCGCTGCGCTGGCTCGTGTGGGCCAAAACCAAGGACGGCCAGAAAGGCCGCAGGAAACCCAAGCCTGTGCAACCGCCCGGAACACCAAACCATGATCTCAACCGCCGCGACGTGGTTTGCAGGAACGATCTGGTCGGCATGGACAAGCGGTCCCTGCGCGACTACCTGAACCAGCCACGCATAGCGGCAAGCGCATAACCGAAGAGAGGCACCGATGGCATCGCTCGCCACAGCATGGGTTGACATCGTTCCCCGCTTCAAAGACCTCAGCTCCACCTTCAACAGGGAACTCAAGGGAATCGACGCAGCCGGTGCCGGATCCAGACTCGGATCCCAACTCGGCGACGGCCTGACAGTCGGAGCGAAGACCGGCGGCACCAAGCTGTCGGACATGCTCACCGGCGTGACCAAAAGCGCCGTTACCGGCTTCGGCAAGATCGGCAAGGTCGGACTCGGTGCCATCACCACCATCGGCGGCGGCATCACCGCACTGGCCGCGAAGGGCGGTTTCGCCCGCGCCCTGAACATCGAGAACGCACAGGCCAAACTGAAGGGCTTGGGCCATTCCGCCGAGGCCATCGGCGAGATCATGGCAAACGCGAATCTGGCGGTGAAGGGCACCGCCTACGGACTGGACGAAGCCGCCACCGTGGCCGCAGCTGCCGTCGCCAGCGGCATCAAGCCGGGCGAACAGCTGACACAGGTCTTGAAGACCGTGGGCGACACGGCGCAGATCGCCGGCATGGGCTTCTCCGACGCGGGCGCGATCTTCACCTCGGTGATGGCGCGTGGCAAGCTGCAGGGTGACGACATGCTCCAGCTCACCAGTCGTGGCGTGCCCGTGTTGCAGGCACTCTCCGACCAACTGGGCGTCTCCACGCAGGATGTGTCGGAGATGGTGTCCAAGGGCAAGGTGGACTTCCAGACCTTCGCCACCGCGTTGGACAAGTACCTCGGCGGATCCGCCTTGGCGGCCGGAGAAACCTTCTCCGGCGCGATGGCCAACGTCAAGGCAGCACTGTCCCGTGTGGGTCAGAAGGCCGCGGCCCCGGCATTGAACGCCCTGCGTGACACGTTCAACGTGCTCACCCCGGCCATCGACAAGGTGAACACGGCGTTGGAGCCGTTGGCCGACAAGCTCGGCAGCAAGCTCACAAGTGCGGCGCAGACGGTGACGCCGTGGATCCAACGCTTCGCCGACGGCATGGCCGACGGCTCCATCAGTTTGCAGGACATCGCCAGGCATGTCGGCCTGTTGGTCGGCGCGTTCGGCGGCTTCACCGCGCTCGGCCAGTTCGGCCCGCAGATCCTCGACGCGTTCACCGCAGCCGGTAATGGCAGCGGCGCGCTGGTCTCGCTGGTGTCGGGCAACATGGGCAAGATCCGTGGCGTCGTCTCCGGCGCGGGCAGCCTGTTCACGGATCTGGGCACGCGTTGGGGCAACGCGCTCGGACTGGTGGACGCGAACTTCGGCGGCGTGTTCGGCATGATGGCCAACCGCGCCAGAAGCGGGCTTTCCGGCATCGGCACCACGATGGTCGGCCTGTTCGACTCGAAGATCTACCTACCGTTGCAACAGGGCATCAGTGGTATCGGAGCCCGGATGGCGGCACCGTTCCAGGCGTTGGCGGGGCGTGTGGGAGGCTTCCTGTCGCCGGTCACCAGCGCGTTCGGCACGGCGTTCCAGGGATTCGGCACCACATTGGCCGCGCCGATACAGGCCGGATTGTCCGGTATCGGCAACCTGTTCCTGAATTTCTTCAACCCGGCGAACTTCCTCAAATACTTTGGGCTAGCCGCCATACTCGGCGCGCTGGTGCTCGCGTTGGGCGCGTTGAACACGAGTCTCGGCGGCCAGTTGCAGACCTACGTCACCGAGTTCCTGACCGTCACCCTGCCCGGCATCATCACCCGTTTCCAGACATGGGTGGCGGAACAGTTGCCCGTGCTGATGCAATCCGGTTTGACGCTGCTCACGTTGGTGATACAGGGCATCACCGCGAACCTGCCCCAATTATTGACCACGGCGACCATGCTGCTGACCACATTGGTGGACGGCATCGCCAACGCGCTGCCCACATTGATCCCCGCCGTCATGCAAATGGTTATCACCCTGGTGCAGGGCATCGTGGACAACCTGCCCATGATCATCGAATCCGGGTTGAACCTGCTGGCGAAGTTCGTCGAAGGCATCATCAACGCCATACCACAACTGGTCGCCGCGCTGCCACGGATCATCACGAGCTTCATCGACGGGATCCTCGGCATGCTGCCCCGGATCATGGAAACCGGCGTGAACCTGCTGATCAGATTCATCAACGGCATCATCGACGCGATACCCGAACTGGTGGCCGCATTGCCGAGGATCATCAGCGGGTTCGTCAACGGCATCGCACGCCACCTGCCGCAGATCCTGCAGACCGGCATCACCCTGCTCGGCAAGCTCGTCGTCGGCATCATCCAAGCCATACCCCAGATCATCGCCGCCCTGTCCCGAATCATCAGCGCGATATGGGACGGCCTGACCTCAGTGGACTGGGGCAACCTCGGCTGGAACGTCATCCAGGGCATCAAGAACGGGCTGATGAACGCGGGCAGCGCCATCAAGGACGCCATCCTCAGCCTGGCGAGAAACGCGTGGAACGCGGTCAAGAGCTTCTTCGGCATAGCATCGCCGTCCAAGCTCATGCGCGACACCGTGGGCCTCATGGTCGGCCGAGGCCTGGCCAACGGCATCATCCAGACCGACACGCTCGTGGCCAAGGCCGCGACGAACCTTGCAGGCGAAGCCTACAAGGCGTTCGATCAAGCCACTGCCATCCAAGCGTTCGACCTCGACGCGCAGCTCGGCATGGAGCACACCATGCAGGCCGTCCAAGCCACCGGATCCAAACCTTCCGACGGCGTTCCGGTTTCGGAGCATGGCCTGTCGAAGGAGGATGTGATCGATGCGGTGACCGAAGCATTGCAATCATTGCCCGCGATGCGCCTGCTGTTGGATTCCGGCGTCATGGCCGGTCAGCTCGCTCCCGCCATCGACAAGGCCCTCGGCAACAGGAAGGCAAGAGGCTACTAATGCTCACCAACCATCAACGGATCCGAGGCCTTAACCTCGACAAAAGCCACATCAGCATCGACGGCAAATCACTGTCGGATTATGCGGTGTTCGCGGTGGCCGGAGGCATCACCATTGGCGATGCCAAGCCGGTCACCATGTTCCAGTCGGCACCGGGACGTTCCGGCGGCTGGGATGTGACCCTCGACGACGCGCACGGGTATCCGGCGCTGGAACGCCGCGAAATCAGCATCCAAATCGCCGCGACCGGCGACCATATGGAAATCGGCGAAGCCAAGACACTGGTCGGCGGCCATAACGGGCACAGCGTCCGAGTCGGCGGGTTGACGGATTACGGCGAATTTCGCGGAAGACTGTCGGTCGGCGCATGGGAGGACCAGTACGACGCGGCGGGCACGCTCAAGTGGAGCACATGCACACTCACGTTGGACGCCGCCCCCTACGCCTACGGAAGCGTGCAGCGCATCGACCTGCCATTGGACGGCAAGACCATTCACGTGCGGATCCTCGGCAACCGGCCCACATACCCGGTATTGCACCAGTTGATTGACGAGAAAGTGGACGACGTGACCCCGGTGGCCACGACTCACACATTCACCGTCAATGGCCAACAGGTACACGCCCACAGCACCCTCAAGGGAGCCGGTCTATGGGACGAAGCGCACGAACTGCTGCTCGACTGTGAGAACCGGAGGACCCTGTGGCAAGGCGAGCCGATCCCGATAGCCATCGACGACGACTATCCGAGCATGCCGACCGGCCCCATTACGTTCAGCGCCACATTGTCGCCGAAGACGAACGTGAAGAAGTATGCGCAGTACGTCACCTACACGCCGCAATGGCTCATATAACCAAGGAGGAATCTTTCATGCGTTTCGCGTGCTTCGACCGGTGGGACACACCCAAGCCGGATCCCACGGGCGTCACCGAGGCGAAGTGGACCAGCGGCGTGGACAGCACCCGCAACCTGGAGCTCACCTGCATGGGCGAAACCACCATCGGCAAGGGCGACCGGATCTTGTTCGCTGATCCGCGCGGCAACCTGCAGGAAACCATCGTTGTCTCACCGGAACACCGGCGTGAAGACACCAGGATCATCACGAGCCTGGTGTGCAAGGGCAGCATCCAGGAGTTGGACGACACGTTCATCGAGGACAAACGCAACCGCACCGCCACCGCCACCCAATGCCTGCGAAAGGCGTTGGAGGGCACGCGCCGGACGGTCGGCACGGTGGATGATGACGGTACCACGGCGGATCTGAGCTTCTACCACGTCTCCGCGTTGGAGGCCGTCGAATCGATCGCATCCGAGTACGGGCTGGAAATCACCTCCAGTTACCTCATGGATCCGCAACACCTGCGGATCACTGATCGGGCCGTCAACCTTGTAAAAGCCCAAGGTGACCAGTCGAACGAGGGATTGCGCCGCTTCGAGTACGGGCATGATCTCAAGGGCGTCACGCGCACCGTGGACGCCACCGGCGTGAAGACCCGACTCTACGGCTATGGCAAAGGCCTGCCCGCAACCGATGAAGAAGGAAACGAAACCGGCGGCTACGGGCGGCGCATCGACTTCTCGGACATCAACAACGGCAAACCCTACGTCGAAGACACGGAAGCCACCAAACTCTGGGGCTTGCCCGGCCCCGCAGATGAAGCATTGGGCGACAATCTCACCAACAACGGCGATTTCGAGAAAGGGGCCGGAAGAGCCGACGGTGAACTGCGCCCCGATTGTTGGACGCTGTTTATTAGGATACAGGCTCAGACCACGGTGGACGCTCTCCGGAATTCCTCCGGGGTGTGTCCACCGAGTCGTATCTGGCGTCGTTTGGTGTTCCAGTGGATGATGTAGTCGTCGAGCTCGGCCTTGAACCGCTCGTACGAGTCGAATTCGCGGTCGCGGTAGAACTCGTCCTTGAGATGGCCGAACACCTGTTCGGTGGCGGCGTTGTCCAGGCAGTTGCCCTTGCGGCTCATCGACTGTCGTATGCCCAGTTCCCCGAGCCGTTCGCGCCACCACGGGTGCCGGTACTGCCATCCCATGTCCGAGTGCAATACGGGGCTTGCGCCGGCGGGCAGCTTGGGCGCGAGCATGGCGAGCAGACGCTTCTGCTGTTCCATGTCGGGATGCCGGCTGACGTCCCAGGCCATGATCTCCTTGCTGGCCATGTCATAGACCGGCGCGAGATAGGCCTTGGCGCCTGCGACCTTGAACTCGGTGACGTCGGTGCCGAGCTTGGCGAACGGCCTGTCGGCCCGGAAGTCGCGCTTGAGCAGGTTCGGCACCCGTTCGCCGTCCTCGCCCCTGTACGAGCTGTACTTCCTCCAGGGGTTCGCCGCCCGTATCCGGCACTTGAGCCCCATGCGGCGCATGACCCT